TGTATTGGTAAATCACCTTCATAGAATTGCATATTCCATTGGAACATTGCTTCACCTAAAGGTTTAATTAATTGGTCATCAATATTTTTGATTACTGTTTTAATATTTAATGATGCTGCTCCCATTAACATTGACATACCTGATGCTGTTCTAGTCATACTTTGAACACCAGTTTGTCCATGTGAATAAGATGGTAAACCTGTTGATTCATCTGCAAGTTGTCTAAACTTATCAAACATCTGCATATTTTCTACTGCAGTATTTGGAAACTTCAATCCATAAATTGATTGTCCAGGTACACCTGATTGTCTTTTAAATATTTTACCAGGAAATACTTCCATAGTTTGATTAGATGCTAAAGCAGATTCATCTACATCAAATACTAAGTTACCAGCTAATGCTAAATTATCAATAGCCATTCTTGCATGACCATTCATAATTTGTTGTGCATCATCCATATTTTCAGGAACACCGATACCAAAAAATGCATATGGATTTTTTTCATATACAAAAGCTTGATAAGGAGTTCTAAAAGGTTTAAATGGATTTTCTACAATTCTAATTACTTTATCTCTTATTGTCCAAACATTAACTTGAACTTCTGCTGAATCATCAATGTCTTCATCAATTTGTAATCCTTCTTCTCTTGCAGTAAATGCATCTACTGTTCCCCAATATTCTAATACTTCAAATCTATAATTTTCTATATCTGCGTATTGAGATTTTTCTAAATCAATATCTGTTTCCCAAGATTTTTTATTATACTTAGCTCCCATTCTTACACATTCTAAAATTTGTTCTCTGTTAAAGAATGGTCTATTAGCTAAATCTAAAACTTGAGATTTATTTAATCTATGTCTTTGAATAACATATTCAGCTTCATCCATGTTTCTAGCATTTGGGTCAGGGTAAAAATCCCATACTGAAACAAATTCTACTCTAGGTACTTTTACAAATTCAGGTTTGTATTCTCTTGCAGAACCATTTCCTGTTGAACCATATTTATGTAAAGTTTTATTAAATGTAAAAGGTCCTTTTAAAATTCCTGTACCTAATAAACAAGATTCAAATATTGCATTTCGTAATTCAATACTTCCATTTGATTCTTCTATTTGGTCATGAATTAATTTTTCTAATTGTCGTGCTGCTATTTGTGCAGGTTTAATTTGAGGCATCTCAGGTGTAGGAGCAGGTCCTTCTGATAAATTTGCTTCTTCATATTTATCTTCTAAGCTACCTAAAAAATTATCACTTAAAGATTCAAATGTTGCACCCTTTGGTAAATCTCTTCCATCACCAGGAAAACCTAATACTGAACTAGGAGATGAAGGTTGCATTTCTTCACCTGGCATAAAATCAGGATTACCTTCTATGTTTGGAACATTTTGATTAATACCTGTTTGTTCTTTTAACGGATTAAGATGAGCATATTCAGCTACACCTTCAGGTACTCTTGTTTCTTGAATAGTTAATGGAAATTTATTAGCACCAAATAAAACATCTATAAGTTGTCCATAAGCTGCTAACACTTTTGTCTTTGTAACTTTAACAAATACTCTTGATTTTTCATGGTCTCTAAAAGCTACGTTCTTAAAATATCTTCCTCGATAATTATGAAATGCTTGAAGCCATCTATCTTCATCATCTTCTCTAGTTTGTTCAGCTTGAGAAAATTTAGTTTTAACATGAGCAACTAATGCTGAAAGTTGTTCTTCTTCCTTAACATCAGACCCTTCCATAGGGTTTTGTGAATACGAATCATATGTAGCCATAATAAACCTTTACATCTTTAATTTTGTCGTAATACCTATAATAATACAATTTTTATTAAGGTTTGTCAACTATCTTTTTAATATCAACTATAACAGAAGTAGGTATGATAGTAGTATTACCTAACTCTTCAATATCACCATTATCATCTTCAGCATAATCTCCAAACACTCTAGTAACACCTTTAGTTTGGCTTAATAAGTGTCCTTTTGTAGTACAAGTGGGAAGCTTCATCTTCTTTGCATCCTCTATAGAAATCCAAAGAGATTCACTCATTATGTCATACCATTTAATTTGAACTAAAGGATAATTAGATATTTGGTTCTTATCACCTCTTTTAGTTTTTATCTTTAAAATTTTTCTCTTCGTTCCTCTTATCGTCATCAGTTTTTGCCTTACCTTGTGGGTTAAAATCTCCTTTTCCGTCTATCTTTGAACTAGCTGCCCAATCAGTAAATTGGTCTTTGTAGCCTCCGTTATCAGAATAGCGAGTTATGTTAATTTTAAATATCTGTTCGATATCTTTGTCTTTAACATATGATTGTAATTCATCATATGTCATAATTTTATCATAGACTTCGTTAGTCTTTTTATTTTTAAACGTATAGATAGGCATTAAAAATATTTATTTAATACTTCTATCTCATCATCATACTGAGCAATCATAGCTAATTCTTTTTCGATAGATTCTAATATATCAGAGTGTTCACCAATACCTACTGGTTGTTTTAGATATACTTCTACATTAGCTTTATGTTTTGCAATATGACCTTCTGCGTGTTTTATTAATGCTTCTTTTATTGCTTCTCTCATTTTAATATCCAAATATTGGGTCTGAAGGTGTCCATTTCTTTTTATTAGACATATCCTCCCAAACCGATTGTGTTCTTGGTCTTGACATAATCAAGTACCTTAATGCATCATATGCATGGTCTGATGCTTTTGTATCTACATCTTCAGGCTTGTTAGGGTCTAAAGGTATAGATTGAATCTCTCTAATTAAATTAGGACAGTTTTTAAATATCTGTAATTTAGGTCTGCCTTTAGCATTTAATTTTAATCTTTCGTGTATTTGTATTTTACCTTGTATTCTATTTTTATCAGCTCTTCTAAGTTTATGACCAGCTTTAGATAATACTTCTCCAACACTTGGTCCTGTTTGTCCAGTTCTATTCCATGCTGCCCAATCTAAAACACCACGAACTGATAGTCTATCTTCTTTTTCAAACTCATAAATTCTTTTAGCTAAGTCTTCTCCAGTTAAACCTTTTTGATATAACTCTCTATAAATAATTAATGTTTCATCTTGTGGGTCTATTGCTGCCCATACTACTGCAGACTCTGCTGCATAACCATAGTCAATTCCTTTTACTCTATCCCAATGTTTAGGTAATGTGTATGGGTCAATACAATGAGTATCATAATCAAACTCAACAAACGCTGCTCCTTCAGCAACATCCCAATTACCTTCTAATAATTGTTTTCTTTGAACAGCAGGTAATGATTCTAACATCTGTTCATACTTACCATCTTCTGCTAGATATGGATTATCTTCTAATCTAGCTGGTATAAATTTTCTTGTTATCTTATCTTGACCAACAAAAGATTCATTAGGTGGACTAGGGTCTAAATATCTTTTCTTTACCCAATGTCCTCCAACACCACCTGGGTTAGCTGTACATCTTATGTAACAGTTTATTGCAGGATTTGTAGTTCTTAATCTAGATTGTAAATACTGTAATGGAAACTCTGTTGGATATTGTGTTAATTCATCAATACCTATCCATGTATATGATTGTCCTTGGTATCTATATACATCAGCATCTCTATCAAGATAACCAAACTCTAGTGAAGCTCCTGATGGAAACCTCCATATCTTTTCTACTTCTCTAAACTTAGCACCAGCAAAAGCTTTAGGATATAACTCTCTAGATTTATCTATAAGCTCTCTTAACTCAGGCATAGACTTTCTTAATAATAAAGCTCTATGTTCTTTGATATGCATATATCTTAGTGGGTCAACTAACATAGCATATGACTTACCACCCCCAGCAGAACCACCATATAATACATCTTGTTCTCCTGCTGCTAAAAATTCTGTTTGTGGACCATCATTAGGTTTAAATACTATTCTGTCTTTTTCTTTTTCGAGTAGTTCTTTAACTTTCTTAGGAAGCTTATCCAACTTCCCTTTCTCCACCACGCTACCTGTTTTACTTTTTTCATTTGGGTTTATTGCTTGGTCAACTGCACCAAGTGCTTCTTTCTTATGTTTTAATCTTTGTTTTGTATTATCTAATTTCTTAGCAATCTTCTTTAGTTCTCTTTCTTTTTCTCTGATAGCTTTTCTTGCAGCCATCTTAGTCTTCTGTTCTTGAGAAAAGAAGTATTGTCTTTTAGGTTTATCTGTCATCACCATTGTCCAAACCTATATAGAAAACAACACACATAACTATAAAAGCTATGATTGTATTCCAAGGTATAAAAGGTTGTACTGCGTATTGAGCTAAGTCTTCCATTAACCACTAACTCCCATTAACCATAACATAATAAACACATAAAATATTGGTTCCATTATTTATCCTTTCCTAGTATTCCTGTTGTAGGTGTTTCTTTTAATTTATCTTTATCAATAATTTTCTTGAGACCCATTGCAGATAACTTGCGACCCGTTTGGGATTCCAAAATTTCTACTGCACCTCTTAGCGAAAACGCCCCAGCTTTTACACCATCTTTCATTTCTTTTAAAACCGATAGTTCTTTGTCAATAGGTTCTAATGTATTATCTTCTTTCAACTTATAACCAAATGGTATTGTTGAACTACTTCTTTTCATCATCTATATCTGCCTCTTCTGCTGTTACATCTATAATCTTTTCTTTATCAGGTAAAATAAATATTCCTGATTGTATGCTATGTGTAACATCTAACTTATCTTTCTTAGCAACACCAACTCTATCTAGCAACGTCTGAGCTGCTTGTAGTTTAGCGTTTACTTGTGGTATAGGGTCATCACTCATAAGTATCTCTACAAGCTTCTGAGAAGCCATTGGAGCTGATTTAGCGAGTATCTTTGTGGCGACCTCAACTATCTCATCTTTGAGTGAGCTTATTATATTGGATTGTGAAGTTTCTGCATATCCTGCAATAGCTAGGGCGTGTTTGATATTACCCTTTGATTCTCCTGCAAGAGCATCCAAGAACTTTTGTTGTTGTTCGTTTAACTGTCGTTTCTTTTCAGGTGGCAATAAACTATTATTCATATCTTTATTATACACAATTAAAATCTAGTTGACAACAATTTATTTTTTTGTTCAGTTGACAGATGTATGAAGTGGGTGTATAATCTATATTGAAGCCCTCCAGGGGGTGAAACATATACATAGATTCTAAATAATCTTTACTGGAGCAGTCCAGCAATATAACAACCCCCTCCGTATCTATTAAGCTGGGCGACCCTACCTAGTTTACACAAGATTCTGCCTAATTTTGTATGGGCAGTATATACTATACCCCCACACCCCCCACTGGCACTTATGTACCCCTTTTGTTCTCTTCTCTTTGAGGTTGTAAAATATCTTTTTAGACCTTGAAAGAATCTTTTAAGAATCTCAAAAGATATAAAGCAAACAAGTTTA